GTCGTGGAGGATGGAGGTGACTTGGTGGGGGGTTAGCTTGGGGGTGCCGCGGTGTGGGGATGCGGGGAGGGGTGGGGTTTCGGCTGTTTGGTGGTAGGTGCCGGTGCGGGCGGCGGAGATTGTGGATATCGAGACGCCATACATCCTGGCGAATTCGCGGGTGGTGATGAGGGGGGTGGTGCGGATTGTGCGGATTTGTCGGGGGGTGAGTTTTGGGGGGCGGGGCATTATGGGGGGAGTTATACTCGGGACGGGGGCGGACGCTGGAGGTTCCTGCTCGGTTCCTCTGTGTCCGCCGTGGGGGGTTACGACTCTGCGGGCGGGGTGTACGGCTTCGGGGTCTCGCTGGGGAACCGCCAGTAGTTCCCGTGGGCGGAGCCTTCGTGCATGTGTTGCACGGAGGACCACCGCTCGGTTTGGCGGCCGTACTGGTCCTGCTTGTTGGCGTCGGAGGCCACGACGACGAGGTTGCAGCACTGGGGGCTCCAGCCGATTGTGACGAGGGCGTTATGGGGCTTCCCGTGGACGTCGTGGAAGACGACTACGTCGCCGGTGCGCGGGGTGCCTGGCTCTTTGCAGTCTTCTAGCATGCGCTTCTCGACCTCCCTTCCAGAGGGGCCTATGGCCCGGTTAGGTGCCGACTCGTAGGGACTCTTGGGTCGCTATGAAGGTGGTCCTGCAGTTGCCGTGGAACGGCGGGAGGGTGACGGCCAGGCCGGTGAGGGTGTCGATTCCGACCTCGGCTCCCTCGGAGGGGACCCAGGAGTCGTTGGGGGCGGGGGAGAACTGGGAGCCGGGCATGTAGGAGCGCGCACCGGTCCACGGGTTCTTGGTGAAGAGGGCGTCCTGGCCCCTGCGGGCGGCTTCGGTGTCGAAGGATACCCACGGCCAGGACTGCTTCGCGGTGTTGGGGTTGTCGGCCTCCAGGTAGGAGTCGACGCGTTCGAGGCCGTTCTGTATTTTGAAGACCTTGCCGTCCATCATCTGGCATATCTCGCTGGTGCGGGCGTCGATGATGGCGACTATCTCGTAGGAGGTGATTCGGGCTTGCTGGAAGGTGGAGAGGTGGCCGAGGGTGCGGGACTTCTCGAGGGAGCTGCCGGCGATTAGGCTCCAGTAGCGGTCGGTGGCGGCGAATCTCTCGCCGAGGGTTTCGCGGAGTAGCTGGGCGGTCTCTGTGGTGCCTAGGCCCTCGTTGATGGCCTGGGTGGTGATGCGGGCTATGTCCTGCGAGGTCTGGGCGTCGTAGGAGTTGCCGACCCAGAATTTGCCTTTGTCGGCGAGGCGCTGGACGTTGTCGGCGTCCGCGCGGGAGAGGCTGGTGGCGGGGAGCTTGAGGCGGGAGCGGGTCGTGGAGCGGGCGCCGGAGTAGACGGCGCTGACCATCTTGTTGATGTCGGCCTCGACGTCGTCGGCGACGGCCTGGCCGAGGAGGAGGTCGGCTTTGGTGTGGAATTCGCCCATGACATCGGCTTTGACGAGGTGGGAGCCGTCGGGGGAGGTGACCCAGTTCTTGGGGTTGAGGAGCGGGGCGAATAGCTCGTCGTACCTGGGGCCGAGGGCGACCTTGCTCTTCGCGACGAAGGCTTCGTATATCTTCTTCGTGAGGGCGGCTTCTTGGAGGACGGTGCTGTTTGTGATACGCGACGCCTTGATGAGATGCGGTATGCTGAGCTCGACGAAGGCGCGGTCTAGGAAGCCCTTTTGCGTTGGGGTGGTTGGTGCCGGCGGCGGGGTCGCGACCGGCCTGGGGCGCGTGGGGGAGTGGACAGGGAACCGCCGCGCGAAAGGGTGGCGGTTACTTGGCCGCATACCTCTTCTCGATGCGGGAGCTGGCCTCGAGCAGGCCGCGGGCGAGGGAGGCGGCCATGTCGGAGGGGACCTGGCCGAGGGCGACCTGGATTTTGAGGAGCTCGAGGGGGACGTCGGCGAGCGGGTTGTCGAGGGGTTCGAGGGGCTCGCCACCGGGGGCGCGGGCGCGGATTTCGTTGACGGTCATGGCGCCCATCTGGCTGAACTTGAGGAGGACATCGGCGAGCTCGGTGGGGTTGTTGGGGGTGGGGCGGGTGAACTCGAACCAGGACTTCTCCGCGCCCATGGCCTTCATGATGGTGTGGTTGATTCGGTACTCCTTGCTGATGATGTCGGGCATGAGTACCTGCTCGATTGTGGACTCCCACGAGACGGCGGCGCTGGCGCGGTTGACGTCGTCGGTTGTGCCGAGGATGATTTTGGCGATGCGGAAGGCTTCGCGGACTTCCTCGTTGTTGGCGTTGCGGTAGGAGTCGAAGGAGGCGTCGTCTTTGACGCCGACTGTCAACGGATGGACCTCGATTTTGACGTTGTTCTCTTGTCCGATGATGTTCTTGGCTTCGGCCTGGATGACGGCGGCTCTGTGGGCGTTGGTAACACCCTTGAGGCGCTTCTGGAAGAAGCGATGGAGTTCGGCCATGGACTCGGGGGTGAGCTTGCCCCCGCTGACCGTGACGATGATTCTGGGGCAGGCGTCGTTATCGAAGAAGGTGACGTTGCGCTGTGCGGCGAGATAGTTGCCCGTGATGGCCATCGATGCGCTGACGAAAGTCGGTATCCCGTAGAAGGAGCTTCGGGGGCTGTAGCGCTTGAAGTGGAGGACCTCGGTGGCCCGCATCTCGAGGGGGAGGGTCTCGTCGGCCTTGAGGCCGGTGAGTACGTTGATGACGGAGGGGTCGTTGAACTCCTTGAAGTAGCGGACTTGCTGTCCGCGAATCTGGACGAAGCCGACACCGTCGGGCGCTCGCTTGCGCATCGTGTGGCTGGGGATGTGCCAAATGCCGACAGGTTCGCCGGCTGCGTTGCGGACCAGTTCGAGGTAGCCGTTGCCGGTGCTGTACTCGTCGATTCCGGCTAGGTAGGCTGTCTCTGTGAATGGGAGCTCGTCATTGGGGTCCATGAACAGCTTGGAGATTCGGGCACGCTCGGCCTCGAAGGCGATCTTCCCGGCTGTGTCGTCCTCTTTGAAGTCCTCGACGGGGACTATGTCCCACCCAAGTCCGACTGTGTTGCGGGCCATGACGTCGACGCACGAGCGAAGGCGTGTGTTGCGCTCGAGCATGAGGGCCCATGTGGTGGGGTCGTACGGGGGCTTGATGGCAACGTTTTTCTCGTACTGAATTGCGAAGGGGTCGTAGGTCATCTGCTGGGAGCCGCGGGGGTCATCATCCCCAATGAGGAAAGTCTTTATGAGCGTCTCCCCGGAGGGGGCTTCGGCGGCCTCGACTGTCTCGAGGACCTTGGTGTCGGAGTCGTTCTCTGGCATGGGCCTGCTAGCTCCTTGGGCCTGCTGGCTCTTCCGTGATGACCGTTCTCACCTCTGGCATAAGTAGGCCACCGCCTACGCGGAGGGCCTTACGCCGAACGAGGCGTTTCTTCTCGGGGGGTTGCTCCGGCTCGGAGGGCAGGATGACAATCAGTTCGGGGAGTTCCGTTGGCTGGGGTGTACCCACAATGGATGTGGGGTGGCTGTCTTGTGAGCACACCGGGCAGACCGGTAGGGCGGATGTCTTGCGGACCTCCGCGTGGCACTGCGGACAGACCCAGTTCTCGCTCAATCCTCGCCATCCCATTCCTTCTTGGAGGCGGTGCGTGTTGCGGTGGTGAAGAGGACGGACGCGAGTTTCGCGGCCTTGTCTTCGGAGCTTATGACCTTGAAGAGGTCGCAAGTTGCGAGGGGGTCGATGTAGCCGAGGACGAGGTCGCACGTCTTGTCGCCGTAGTGGAAGAACTTGCACGCGGCGCAATTGTCGCGGGCCGTGCCCTCCCTGTAGTTGACGTCGCGCTTGGCCTTCTTGTCGGACCCGGCCTTGGCGACCATCCCCTTGCAGATTAGGAACTCAGAGACGGGGACGCCTTTCTTCCGGCTGACGCAGACTATCTGGTGGGCGGAGCCGTCGTAGGCGTAGGGGGTGTCGAGGAAGGGGGCCTCGTAGAAGCGGAAGAAGAGCTCTGTCGGGCGAATCCACACGCCGCGGAGCGGGTAGAGCAGCCCTGTTGTCTTTGCCTCTTCGGCGTGGCCAATCGCATTGAAGGCGGATGTGTGGAGGGAGTTTATGTGCTCCCGCAGGGCGCGTGGGTTGTCGGCGCCGAGCAGGTCTCCCTCCGGGGACTTGATTCTCATCGCGATGTGACGGAGCAGGAGCTCGTTATAGACTGCCTTGTCCATCTTCTCTGGGCTCCGTGTTAGGTCCGGCTGTTGTAGGCTCGGGTGGCTTCGGTCTGGCCGAATGCTCGGCGCATAGGCCAAGTATTCGGCCGCCTTGAGGGCTGACTATCTGGGAGGCAGCAGTCGCACCGCACTTGTAGCATATGAACGGCTTGACCGACTTCTCGACCGGACCAAGATACATAGGGAAGTCCCTGTCCCTCCCTGGACCTCCGCAGTTGGGCTGGCCGCACGTGGGTCTGTTGTGGGCTCTGGCGGAATGGAGATGGGCACACGTGGCGCAGAAGAATGAGAAACCTTCCGCTAGGAAGGCGTGGATGGAGGACTCGCTTAGGATTGGCGCCGTCACGTTGCGTCGGCGAACTTGGAGCACGCGGGGTCGCCGTCTCCGATTACCATGCCTGTGACGGAGCACTCCCCGACCGTGGAGTCTCCGTGGCGGCCTTGCTCGATGAAGGCTCGGCATTTGCCGCAAACCTTCCTGCTCTTCGTTGCGGCGACCGCCGGGACGTTGGAGAGGTCGAGGATGAAGACCAGGCACCGGCAGGCTTCGGCGCTGAAGAACCAACCCTCTCGCTCTAGTGAGGTTATTTTCTCGTGCAGTTCGGACGGGGTCGTGCTCTGGGGCTGCGGGACGACTAGTATGGCGCGCATCGGCCCGTCCTGGGGGATTGTGTGTGTGAACTTTGCCCCGCACTTGTGGCACAGACCTGATGAGCAGTCGGGCTGAGCACACCACGGACAACTCGGTAGTTTCCTGTCTTCCGACGTCACAGTAGCACTACTCCTCTCGACTCGGGCTCGAGCGCAGAGCTCTGGCCGGGTTTGATGTCGCCATAGTCGTCGGGGAATGTTGTGACGAGCGGGAAGGCTGCGAGGGCCATCGCCAGTGATGTTACTGGGGCATGGCCTTCCCTCTGTGGCTTGCCGAATTCATCCCTGTGGTAGTTGTGGAGCGCCGGCATCAGGACCGGCTCCGCGGACTTGGTGATGCGGAGGCGTCTGTGGACGAGGTACTTCGCCAGGTTATCGATGAGGAACGTGGCGAGGAAACGCTTGAGGTCTACGGCCCGGATTGCGAATCCGTGTTGGGCGAGTTCGGCGACACAGAACTCATGGTCTTTGGAGGTGACTATGGTTGTGGGGCCGATGTCGTCCATTATGGCTCGGATGTAGTCGACCAACTGCTCCGTCACTGTCGATGTCTTGAAGGAGTGGCAGAGGACTATGTCGATAGTGTCGGAGTCTTTGACGGCTGTGACGGAGATGCACTCGCCACGGGACCAACCTATTCCGGTTATGGACTCGGTGTTCTTGGCGTCGGGGTGCATGTGGATGAGGCCATGCTCGAAGGCGGCTGTGACGGCTGGGGTGGGGAACACAAACTCTTGCTTCTCCGCCCTGGCGGCTTTGGCGTTCATGCACTCGACTATGACGTTGACGACGGCGTCCCACACGTCTTTGGAGTTGTAGACACCTTCCCCGGTCATGTGGTCGATGCGGCGGGAATTGATGACCTGGAGTTCCTGGGCCTCCCCGATGAAGACTGAGTCGCACAGCCCGTACTCGAGTCTTCCGTTATGGACGAGGTCGTGGGCTGTCGTACATCCTGCGAGGCTGTCGGCGTAGGCGACGACCTCGGCTGTGTACCCGCGCTTCTTGAGGATGGTTATGGAGTCATGGGACTGGAACTGGTCGAATAGGAGCTTGCCGAATCGGAAGCCGCGCTCACTGAGGTTGAAGATTAGGGAGCGGAAGCGCTCGTAGTCTATAGGTTCGGAGCGGGATGTGCTTATGCGCATTGTGAAGTCGATGATGACGCACTCGCGCTCGAAGTCGTAGTGACCGAGGCATATCCCTGTGGCGTCCAGGCTGACCGACAAGTCCTGGGCGAAGAAGTACCAACACAACGGGTCCGGATGGAACCACGGGGCCAGGGTGAGGTCGTCGTTGATGGGGCTCTTCTTGTCCTTCTTCGCGTTCTTGAACAGGACCTCTGGGTCCTTGAAGAAGGGGCGTATTGAGATGCTGGGGATGGATGCGTAGTCTCTGAGGGCGACGTCCTCGTCGTCGTCGAAGGCGTCGGCGAGGTCCTCGATTGTTACCTTGGGGGAGAGCTTCCACGTGGGGGCTTTGATGGAGAGCGTTGTGCCATAGGTGTGCTTCTCGATGTCGAGGGTGCGCAGCTTGTCGAGCAGTTCCTTGCGCACCGGTGATTGAACCTCCATCTCCGAAAGGGGGGGGGACGAACTGGGAAGTCCTCGGAGGGGAGGTATTCTACCTCTGGCCGCGGTGATGGCGCTTGAGCGTATTGATGACCAGGCTTGCGAGGAGCAAGGGCCACACTGCCGCGGCGAGTGAGGCCGCGAGGGCTGTGTGGGGTATGTTCTTGTGTCTGTGGGCCGGAGCGGCCAATACGAGGGCGAAGGCTGTCATGAAGCCGACGAGGCTGTAGCAGAGTAGGAGCTCACGAATCAAGGAGATTCCTCGAACCCAACGAGACCTTGTCTCCGTCGATGTGCCCCATCATGAACGCGGCGGCGTCGTGGTCGGCGTAGGCCTTGGCTACTGCCTTGACTTTGGG